TAACTGTATTCTGTGTTTTATTTCCACACTTTTATCCAAAATATGACTTGTATTATATTTTTTATGTTTTTTTAGCTTCATTACATTGGTATTTATTAAAAGGCGAATGCTTTGTTACATATTTAGAAAAAGTTAGCTTAAATAAATCTTATAAACTAGGAGATAATCCATATATAAATCCTTTTTATGAAATTATTGGTACATCTACAATGGATTTAGTAAAATCAGTACATATTATTAATTTTATATATATATTGTATAGAAATTATACTACACCTAATTTTTATCCAATACTTATTTTAGTTATTTTAATAACTGGATTACAAAATACATATTCATATATATATCCTAAAAAATTAGTTAAGCTACACGTGTCCATATAGTTAATACATATTTTATATTATCTGTTAAAAGAGGCTCTCCTGCATGTAATGATAATTTATTTAAATTTCCATTTTCATCAATATTTTCCCAATAAATAGCTCTTGTTTTGAATGGAAAAAATTTACACCTAAATAAAGGAAAATGTGTTGCACCACCATCAGTTTCGCTTAAATCATTTAAATAAACAAGAAAAGTGTGTAATCTTTGTTTTTGATTTACTGTTTCATCAAAAAAATCATAATGATATTTATATTGTTGTCCTTTTTCATATCTTACTATTTGCAAAGGTTCTAATTGTTCTAATTTAATATTTAACATATCAATTACTTTATTTTCTATTTTTTTAATTAATTCATTTTCACTTTTTTTAAAAAAAGCATTTGTTGATGATCTTGCACTCTTATCAATAAAACCTGTATTCTGTGTATAAATACTAGATTCTTTAAATCTACCTTCAGTTAATTTTATTAATTCATCACACTCATTAGGACTAATAAAATTATCAAAAACTTTAATTGGTTGAAATAAACCAGAATCATTAAAATTATCAGAAGCTTTAAAATTTTCTTTATATTTTTTTACTTTATTTGATTTTTTAATTTTATTTGGTCTATTAATTGGTCTATAATTATTATATAACAAAATTAGTATAAATATTAAAAAAATAATTATATAATTATGCATACTTATAGTATAATTATATATATAAAATATTTATTTATTATAGACTAATTTAATTTATAATAAATATTTACACTTTATTTTAAACTTCATTTTGAACTTTTTTTGTAGTTTTTTTAGTTGTTTTTTTAGTTGTTGATTTTTCACATATTCTTTTACAATCTTCTGTTGTAATATTTTCTGGATTAGTAACTCCAGTAATCTTGTGAAATTTAGTATTTTTTGGCCCTGATCCTGTTTGTATATATGGACCATATGGTCCTGATTTTACCTGATATTTACCAATTACTTTAATTACAGTAGATTTTGATTCTGGTTTTTCTTTTGATAAATCTGGATTTAACTTTGCTTTAAATAGTTCTATTGCTTGCTCCAAACTAGGTTTCTCTTTAACATTTGCCCATATATCTTTATCATCATCTGGGCTAAACATTTTAATAGCAAAACCAAACTTTGTCTTTGTAAATATTATTTCCTGATTAGTATCTGGATAAATTCCTACGACATTATTATTTAGATATACAACCATTTTATGATCACTATCTGCTACTAAATCTGTAGCAGATCTTGTATTTACTTGTGTTGATCTTAAAAAGCCATTTATTTGTCCATTAATAATGTCATAATAAGATTTGAGAACATTAATCCAATCTTTTTTACCAAGAGATATTTCATCCAATAATGTTTCCATACCAGCAGTAAAACCAATATCCATAATTTGTGGAAAGTTTGTAACTAAAAATCTATTAGTTATAATACCAATGTTTGTTGGTACCATTCTTTTATTTTCTTTTCCTAAAAACATTTTTGTATCTACTACTTGTAATTTTTTATTTATACAATCATATGTTAATTCTTTTAAAGTTTTTTCTTTACCAGGTACATTTTCTACTCGAACAAAATCTTTTGTCTGTATTTTTGCAACCATTGCAGCATATGTTGAAGGACGACCGATTCCTAATTTTTCTAATGCTTCAACTAAACTTGATTCATTATATCTAGATGGTGGTGATGTTAATGATTCTTTAATTTTAATTATTTTTGGAATTATATTTATTTCATTAATATCTTCAGGAATATTAATATTTAACAAAGGTTCATCTGGATCTAAATCTTTATATAATTTAAGATAACCATCAAATATAATTCTACTAATAGATCCAACCATTAAAAAATCCTCAATTTTAGATTTTGAATTATTTTTTGTTATTGGTGCTAAAAATAATTGTGTTGATTCAATTTGAGCTTTTGACATTTGGGATGATACTGTTTTTTTCCAAATCAATTTATATAATTTATCTTCATCTAATATATCATCATCGCTTGAAATTTTTAATCTTGTAAAATCAGTTGGTCTAATTGCTTCATGTGCTTCTTGTGCATTAGCAGATTTAGATGTGTATTGTTTATGTGTATAATATTCATTACCATATTGTTCTGAAATGAAATCTTTTATTTTTTTATGGGCTTCATCTGATAAAACAGAACAATCTGTTCTCATATAAGTGATATGACCACCTTCATATAATTTTTGTGCAACTTGCATCGTTTTTGCAATCGGCCAATTTAATTTTGTTGATGCTTCTCGCTGTAATGAAGATGTTATAAATGGAGCTGTTGGTGATCTAGAAATATTTCTTTTTTTAATATTAACTACTTTCCAGGTAGCATTTTGTAATCTTCCCATAATTTCAATTACTTTATCATATACTGCATCTGAATCTTTAATCAATTCAAACTTTTTAACAGGATTAATTGTGTATAATATAGTATTAAGAGAAAATTGTTCTTCTTTAGGAATAGTAATAGTAAATTCACCTTTGCCTTCATAAAATGCAGATCTTGGTGATTCTAAAAAATTATTTATATCATTTTCTTTATCAACTATTATTTTTACAATAACAGATTGTACGCGACCTGCTCCTAATTTATATCTATTAACATCTGCTCCTAAATCTTGTATTTTTGATAATAATGGAGATAACTTGTAACCTACAATACGATCTAAAAATCTTCTTGTTTGTTGAGCATGAACTAAGTTTTCATCAATTTTACGTGGTGATTTGATAGCTTTTAAAATTGCATCTTTAGTGATTTCATGGAATACTGCACGATGATAATCACTGTCTTTCAACTTTAAAACTCTCTTAATACTTTCAGCAATAAATTCTCCTTCTCTATCTTCATCTGCTGCTAAATATACTTTTCCTATATTATTTAATTCTTGTTTAGAAGATGAATCTTGTTTAGAAGCTGATTCGCGTTTACATGAAGATTCGCCTTTACATGAATTAAATAACTTTTTAATATCAGATACAATTGCTTTTTTATCTTTATAAATTGTATATGTTGGATCAAAATTATTTTCAGGATCTAATGCTAATCCTGATGATTCTAAATCCATGATATGACCCCTTGATGCGGTTACAATAAAACTTGGCCCAAGAAAGCTTTGAATTTTCTTGATCTTTCCGGGAGATTCTACAATAAGTATATTTTTATTCATTATTTAATATATAATATAATATATTAAATAAATAAAAATTTCAAAATTTTATCTCATATTTAATCAAAACTCATCAAATAAACTATGTAATTCTTGTAAAAATAAATTAATATCGCCTAAAATAGGATATAATTATATAATTTAACTTTGATTAAAAATATTCAAAAAATATATATAACATATTTAAAAAAATAATATATATTATATATTAAGGAGTAATAAATATACTAATATCTCCTTAATTTGATTTAATAAAATTAAATTATTTTTATATTTAATACTCTTTTTTTTATTTTGCAGTATGTAAATACATATACTAGATTATATGTTTTATTGTATTTAAATATACAAATAATTTGTATATTATTTTATTATTTTATAATTTTATTTGGTAAATAATAGTACATATACTAGATTATATGTATAAGTTGATTTAAATATACAAATATTTTGTATATTATTTTATTATTTGATAATTTTATTTGGAAAATGATATTTACATATACTAGATTATATGTTTAATTGCTTTAATTAGAGTTATATTAATTAATATAGCTATTATATATTTCTTCATCATGTTGATTTTTTTTCTTTTGTTCTTCAAAGAATATATTTTGTGTATATAAAATTTGAGCAATATTTTGTTCACATTTTTCAAGACGTAAATTAATATTTTCTAATAAAATGATAATTTTATCTAATTTATTAATTGATTCATTTTTTATTTTTTTTTCCAAAATATGATAGTTATCAAATTCAGAAATTTCAAATGACCTTTTTTTAGAAGACATATAAATATATATATATTTATAATATATATATTTAGACTAAAATATTTAAAAATTGTGTACCGCAATTAGTACATTTATTTTTAGCATTTTTGCATTGAGAACATGAATTAGTATTATTAAAATTTTGATTAAAAGATGTAATTTGATTTTTAGATGGTGTCATAGATAAGTATTTATTATATATATTTAAATTATATTCAATTACACCTCCGGTTTGTGCAGTTTGTGTTAATTCGACATATGATTCTAATTTATTTAAATTGTTTATATGGTAAAATTCAATTGCTTGTGTTGAATATGCTTCTGAACTAACAGAAGCCATAAATTGTCCAATATTATAAGCAATTTGTAAAATTTTTTTGATAGTACATTTATCATTTTTAGGTAATCTTGCAAGTTGTAATAAAAAATGATGTTGTTCAAAAAATGGATTTATACGATCAGTAGATTCTTCACCTTTCATACCTAAAGTATTATATACATAATCATAAATTTGTTCTAAAGTATCTAGTGATCCATCTTTTATTATTCTATTATGTTTCCATTTACCTAATTCTAAATTATTATCAAGAGAAGAAGATTTTTCTTGCCATGCATTTAAACCATCTAATTTAGAAGATCTAACGTAAAATCCATAATGAATCATTTCATTAAATAATTTATCCAAGTCCATATTAATAATATAGTAAATATTATTATTTTTAATATAATTTAATTATAATGCAAACTATAAATTTAATAAAACAATTTATAAAGTCAAATAAAAATATTTTAATAGTGTATTTAATATTTGGATTATTATCATATCCATTAGAATCAATAATAGTACCAACTATTTTTGGATCATTTTTTTCTGATATAAAAGGAAAAAATAATAATCATATTACTTTCTTTTTGAAAACTGTATTTTTCACATTATTAATAAATATTTCTTATTCAATTATGGCTTATTTAGATTCAATGATTATTCCTAAATTTAATGAATATATTGTTAATTATATATATAAAAATTTATTATTAAATTATCAAAATTCATATACAGATTTAGAACTTGGAAAAATTATATCTAGAATAAATACTCTTCCTAGTATAATCAGAGAATTAACTACAGATTTATTTAATTGGTTATTACCAAGAGCATTATGTATTATAATTATAAATATTTATTTATTTTTAATAGATATAAAACTAGGGATAGTTTCATTAGGATTATTAATAGTAATATTATGGTATAACTTTATTACTTATGATAAATGTATTAAAATTTCAGAAAAAAGATATAAAAAATTTGAAGATAGAGCAGAAAAAACACAAGATAAATTATCAAATTTATTTTCAATTTATTCTTCTGCAAACATAGATAAAGAAATTAAATCTTATGAAAAATCAAATTCTGAATATAAAAAATCATATGAAAAATCAATATTATGTTCTTCTAAAATCAAATTTGTAAATAATTTTCTTCAATGTGTTATGTTTATTATATTGAATGGTTTAATAGTTTATAATTATAAGAATAATAAAATAGATTTTTCAAAGATGATATCACTTAATATGATAATTAGTTATTATATACCATGTATTTCAACATTAATGACATCATTACCAGATTATACTAATCAAATTGGTGTAATTAAATATTTAGATGAATTTTTAGAAATGTTAGATAAAAAAAAAGATGTTAGAGATTCATTACTAATAAAAGATGGTTTAATTAGTATTAAAAATTTATCTTTTTCTTATAATAAAAATAATATTTTTAATAATTTTATATTAGATATTAAACCAGGTCAAAAAATAGGGTTATTAGGTGAATCTGGTAATGGAAAATCAACATTAATTAAATTAATTATGGGATATTATAAAATACCAGATAATACTATTTTTATTGATAATCAAGATATAAATAAATATAATCCTGAAAGTATTAGATCACAAATAATATATATAAATCAAAATACAAAATTATTTAATGATACAATATATTATAATATAAAGTATGGAAATAATTTATCTGTTGAAAGAATAGATGAATTAATTAAAAATTTTAATTTAAAATCAGTCTTTGAGAATTTAGATAATGGATTTAATACAAATGTTGGAGTTAATGGTGATAAATTATCTGGTGGTCAAAAACAAATTGTACAACTATTAAGAGCTTTTGGTAAAAATGCAAAAATTATAATTTTAGATGAACCAACTGCATCAGTTGATCCTATTACAAAAGAAGTAATTATTGAAATAATAAAATATCTTAGTAATAATATTACAACAATTTTAGTAACTCATGATATTTCAAATTTAAAAATTGTTGATCGTATTATTAAATTAAAACAAGGTCAAATTATTGAAGATAAATTAAATTAAATTTGTATTAATAGCTTTTTCTATGTCTGATACAACATTTTTCATATGATAATTTTCATCTTGTCTACATGTTGAACATTCAAGATAACTGAGTATCCATTCTGGTTTATTTTCTTTTGTAAAAAATCCATAGAAAAATTTTTCAGCTCTAACTTTATGAAAATCAGATGTAACTATAATAATTTTAGTTAATGAATCTAACTCTTTGATAAATTTACTGAAATTTCTAAAATTTTCAGCAGTATTTGTTGCACTTGTATCCAAAATAATTTTTGATTTTTCTAAAGATTTCATTTGTGTTAACATTTTAGAGGCCTCTGTTTGTTTTGATTCCAGTGCATTTTTAACACCACCTGATAAATACCAATAAACATCATTTTCATCTAAATTTAATGATTCATAATATTTTAATGCTGTACTAACTCGATCTTGTTGTAACAATTCCATATTACAACCTAAAAGCAATATAACAATTTTATCAGATTTAATTATATCTGATAAAACATATGTAAGATATGTAATAGCAATAAGGCAAAAGATATTTAGTCTGTAATTGAATGCAGAGTAAAAATATGTTTAATTATAATGTATTATTGTTATAATTAAACAAAAACATTGGTTAGTAAGATATATTAAAAAAAATAATATCAATTTTTTATATTGTATCAATTATTTTATTAATTTTATCGAAAGATAATTCATTAGAACCATTAATAACAATAAACATATTTGATTTTTTAAATATTTTACTAGCTAATTGTGTAATATGTTCTTTATTTATTTTTGATATCTTTTCTTCTAATTTTTTTATATATGATGGATTTTTTTGATCTATTACTAAATTTATAATATGTGATCCAATATCAGTAGGAGTTTCTGTATTAAATAATATAGAGGTTTCTAACATATTTTTAGTTTTTTGAATTTCATCATCTGATATTTCTGATTTATAAAAATCAAAAAGTTCTTTTAAAACATGTGTTAATGAAATTTCAAGTCCTTCTGGTTGTACGCCATAATTAATACAAAAAAAACCATGTGGTTTAAACGTATGATTAAACGATGATTGATAATATGTTAAACCTAATTTATTTCTTAATAAAACAAATAATCTAGAGGTCATTCCACCAGTTAAAATATTTTCTAAAATATCAGAGACTAAACACCATTTAGAATACATATTAATAGATCTAAATCCAATATTAACAATATATTGTTTAATTTCTGGTGTTTTAATTAGTTCTAATTTATAGATAGATTTTTTATTATAATATTGTATTTCGAGTTTTGGATTTAATTTAATAAAATGTGGTTTCCATGTTTTTACTTTAACATTAAATATTTTTTCAATAATATTTATTATTTTATTTTCTTCAATAGATCCTATTATGGATATAATTTTTTCTTCATTTACATATTTTTCATTATAAAAATTAATTAAATTATCACGTGTAAAATTAATTATATTAGATGGTAGTCCAATAACTGGAACTGAAAATTTATTATCTACTCCATTATACAATAATTCAGTTAACTTATTCATTGATTTTCTACTTTTATTATCTTCATTCATTCTAAATTCTTCTAATACAACATTTATTTCATTTGCAATATCTTTTTGTGGAAATGCTGGATTTAAAAATAGATCTAATAATATTTCTAAAATTATTTTATAATCTTTAATATTACCAGATATATAATATTCAGTGTCTTCATAAGAAGTAGATGCATTATATTTTGCACCTAAAGAATCAAGTGTATTTAAAATTTCATCAGATGTTTTATTTTTAGTTCCTTTAAAAATCATATGTTCAAAAAAATGAGCAAGTCCTAAATGTTCTATATTTTCATTAATTGAACCAATATTAACATTTATTGATGAATAAAATATATTAGATTTTGTATTTACATATATTAGTTTAAAATTGTCATTTATTTTATAATATTTAACATCGGGAAAATATATTTTCATTTATTATAATGCAAGATAAAATAATTCAAAAAAGATATGATCAAATTGATATTTTAAGAGGATTATTTTTT